TTTGGTAGCAATATTAACGTCTCTCCGGAGTCGCCGGAAGGCCAGATCAACGGGCTGTTGGCTGAGTCATACGCCAATTTGTGGGAGTTGATCGAGTTTGCATATAACGCTTTTGACCCGTCTGCTGCCACCGGAGAAACCTTGTCATCACTTGTCACATTAAACGGAATAAACCGTCTCTCTGCGACAGCGACAAGGGTTACGCTAACGCTAGCCGGAACTGCTGGGACTCTTGTCCCAGCAGGCTCGATTGTGAGCGCGCCATTAACCGGAATCCAAATGGCAACATTGGATGACGCCATAATCTCTCCGGGAATAACGGTGTCTGCCGATGTTAATCAGACCGGCCCCGTCATTGTTCTTGCTGCGAGTGTAAGCAGCATTGACATGCCGATAAACGGCTGGGATTCTGTTACTAATATTGATGCCGGGCTAACCGGTCGAAACGTTGAAACAGACATCGAGCTTAGAATTCGCCGCGCTCAATCAGTTGCTCGCGGCGCACAAAATATTATTGATTCTATTTTTGCTGAGATAGCGAGTGTCGATGGCGTTACGAATGTTTTGGTTTTAGAAAATGACACAGACGCAACAAGCAGCGAAGGCTTGCCGCCACATTCTTTTAATGCTGTTGTCACAGGGGGAGTAGACCAAGATATTGGCGATGCTATCTGGCTCAACAAGCCTGTCGGCATTTTATCGTTTGGGGCTACGGCGACGACGGTATTAGACAGCCAGAGTATCATCCATACCATATCATTTGACCGGCCGGATATTGTGCCTGTATTTGTGCGCGTGACGACCGAGATCGACACGCTATCTTACCCAGCCAACGGCGACGACCAGATAAGGCAACTCATTATAGATTATGCAAATGGCTTGGTATTGACAGGACAGAGTTTTGGTTTAGGCGATGACGTTATTCTAAGCCGACTATTCACCCCAGCGAATCGCGTCAACGGGCACAACGTGCAAAGCATTTTAATTGGCGGCTCATTTTCCACGCTGCTAGATGCTGATTTTGTTATACCAACGCGGTCAATCTCACAGTTTATTTTGGCTAATATTGACATTGTGCAAGTATGATTGACAAGATCGACCATGCCAATCTTGCGCTTAGTAGGCTGGTTACGCAGTTTAGAGAGTCACCTAACTTAATAGCTTATATTCGCGCAATCATTAGCGAGTCTGACACAATCGAATCGGCGTTATGTGATGTGCTAGATCAGCGCATGCTTGACACTGCGACCAATGCGCAGCTAGACGTGATCGGCGCGCTGGTCGGACAGGGCAGGCTATTAATTGATGCTACTGCCTTTAGTTTTTTTGGCTTTCAGGGAAACCCAATTTCTGACAGTTTTGGCGACATCAACAACCCACAGATTGGTGGTAGGTTTGCCAGTATCGGCGAGGCGCTTACCGGATTCACCGAGCTAAATGACGACGACTATCGCCTGTTCATCCGTGCCAGAATCGTTAGAAACACGACGCAGGCAAGGCCGGAAGATGTGATCGATCAAATTCGATTTATTTTTGGTGATGTGCTGGTTGTGATAACGGAGGGCGTTAATGCGTCATACCAAATCAGCCTTGGCATATTACTCAATGCCAATCAGCGTGTATTAATTCAAAATGACTTATTTTTAAAACCTGCTGGCGTGCAATTTTCAATCGTTGCCGAGTTTGATACCAGTGATTTTTTCGGCTTTTCAGGCGTTGCTGGCGCACAAGGATTCGGCTCCATCAATAACGCCAACATTGGCGGCACGTTCGCGCAGTTAATCTAAAGAGGTATCGTTTTAATGGCAATTATAAAACCAGATTTAACTAGGGTATGGGCAGACGGTGCGGCCGCCGCCGATGTCGTTGACCCTGATGTCACCACGCCTGGCAAATTCAACTCCGGCTGGGGCGCAGAAGTGCCAACGTTTCAGAATTTTAACTCGATACAGCAAGGCTTTACGCAAGCATCGGCTTACAATAACGAGCAGGGAATTAACGAGTGGGATAATATTACTACCTACCCTGTTAATGCTTACGCCAAAGGCTCGGACGGGTCTCTTTATCGATCGCTGGTCGAGACGACTGACAACGACCCTGTTGGAAGCCCTGAGCAATGGTTATCTATTGTCGATGGAAATAGCCAATCGGGCGAAATTATATCCCAGGCTAGCGCTTTGTTCGGAAACGGATTGGTTGTGCAAAATTTATTTACTGTAATCAGCCCCACAATAGGGCAAGTCAATGTGTTTCCAATTGTATTTCCTATAGCTTTAAATGTTTCTTTGTTTAACCCTATTATCTTGCTACAGAATAACAGCCCAGCTTCAGCGTTGACTGTGGGGGTTTCATTTTCAGGCGTAACAAACACTGGATTTAATGTGACTGTATTCAGCTTGACGGAGTCTGGGACTACATCATTTGTTTTGGTTAATGTTTTCGGGGTACCTTTGTAATGTTTTACTCAAAAGAAACGAATGCTTTTTATCTTAGACAATCATTTAACGCGCCCGACGACTTGGCGGAAATCACTGACGAACTTTACAAAGAAGTATTTGAAAAACAAGCGCAAGGAATGCAAATCGTCGCCGGTGATGACGGGATGCCGACAACTATCGACCGTGTTGATGCGCGCAGCGATGACGAAAAGCGTGCTGCAGATATTGCTACATTGAAAGCAGAGGCAAAAGCTGAGTATCTAAGGCAGATACAAAAGCAAGGTTATGACGACATGACTGAGTTGCTTTTATTGTCTGGCGAGGGCGATACTCAAGCCGGGGCAACATCATCAGCCCTTGCTAGGTCGATTAGCATCGTCAAGACAGAGATGAAAAAAACCACACTACCCAAAGCAGACGATCTAATGGCTCAGGTTGCGGCTGAGTTTGATGGCCTTTAATTTCAGCACAAGATCAATCCAGCGCATGAGGGGCATTAATATGCCGCTGATTTTGATTGCGCATGATGCGTTGAAGATAACGAAAATCGATTTCGGCATACCCCACCTTGGCGGACTGAGAACCGCACAAGAGCAGCGCGTACTCTTCGACGACGGAAAAACAAAGGCCGATGGCCTTATAAATTTAAGCAATCACCAAAGCGGAAATGCGCTTGATTTTTATGCCTGGGTTGACGGAAAGCCGTCGTGGGAAAAAGAGCACCTAGCGCAAGTTGCCTGTGCATTTTTTCAGGTAGCCAGCAACATGGGTGAAAAAATTGAGTGGGGCGGACTATGGCATAGTATTGTTGACATGCCTCACATACAGTTAATTGAAAAAGATAAATGAGGTTAGTATTATGCAAATATTGAAATTTTTAAAAGAAAGATTAAGCGAGGCTTCGACGTGGCGTGGCCTTGTTGCACTGATTGCTGCGACCGGTATCACCTTATCACCTGAGCAAAGCGCTGCTATTGTTGCGGCTGGCCTTGCCGTTATCGGCATGATTGGCGCACTGACATCAGACAGGAAGATAGAGCAGTGAGCAAATTAAGGTGGTTAACTATTTTGTTTTCATTTGTTTTTATATTTGCTTGCGCCAATCCTAACGCCAGAATCGAAAACGAAACTGAAGCAATCGCTTTTGCTTATATAAAAATCACCGAGGTTGCAAAACAGGTCGAGCAGCAAAGGCTAAGCGGCGGCATCGATGATGCGCAAGCGCTAGCGATAAAAGCTAAGCTTGTTAGTGCGCTTCAATCCGTGAAAATAGGCGAGTCTCTGCTGTGTATTTCGTCAACCGCGCTTGACTGCATTGCTGATAAACAGGGCGCATCGCGGCAAGCCAATATCGCTATAGCAATAACGAAATCGATCAGAGAGGCAATCCAATAATGCAAACTCAAGTTGTTTTAGCAGTAATAGAAGGCGCTTTCCGCTTGGCGCAAGCTAACAATATTAGTTTTTCGAGACTGGCTGTCGAACGTGAGCAAGGCACATTGACAGCAGAACGAATCGAAGAACTTCACGCGGAAGCGTTGGCAGCAGTAAATTCAATAGGCGCAACTGATAATGCAGGATGAAGAAACTTTAAAACGCGTCTTAAATGATGTGTTAGAAGAGAGAGACAGGCTGGACGGAGTTAAGCATGCAAAGCATCATCAGTTCATCGAAGACCTTATCGATGAGCGTCATCGTAAGATAAAGCATTGGGATAATATCAAGTCCAACGTTTGGGGCTGGTCAATTATTACAGCGACTATAGGCATTGGAGGCGCCTTTTGGATTACTGCAAAACATTATCTAAAACAATAGTGCCGCTGTAAGCACAATTAACAATAATAATTTTTACTATCTCTATCTTTTAAATTACTTAACTTTATGCAAGCCTTCGGCAAGCATTGTGTTAGATAATTGATTAAGACTGACACCTTCATTTTGCGCACGTATCGCCAGGCGTTGATGTAAGCTCTTAGGCATACGTACAACGAACTGACCGCTGTAGCTTTTTGGCGGGGGCATAGAGCCTTTATCCTCAATCTCAGCAGCAGACCACGCCTCAAACGCATCACGCAATTCTGTAACAGCTTGCTCTACTGTATCGCCATCAGCAATACAACCCGGCAAATCAGGGATTGATGCCAAGTAGCCGCCATCCCCATCTTGAAGAGGGGTCACAGTAATGGGGTAATCTTCAATTTTCATTTTCGTTCACCAATTCCACTAATCGCCTAATATAAATAGCCTTGATTGGCTTGTGCATGGGTACCGTTAAATGGTTGCCGGCTTTGTTTGTTAACACAGCATGGCTAGTACCACGTTGCCGCAAGATTAAACCAAAAGCATCACAAATTGTTTTAACATTAGCAGGTGTCCAGTCATCCTGTGGGTTGCTCCGCATTTTGTCTAACAATTTTTGTGCTTTGCTCATAGTTGAATGATACTAAATATAGTATCACATGTCAATCAAATCTTTAGTTTGCATATAATCAGTTGTTCGGCATTTCCGAACAACTCAACGGTCAACTTTATCATCAGCAGCAACCACCACTGTCGCGCCGCCCTGACCAAAATCCATGCCAGTGCGCGCGGCGAATGTGGGGCGATATTTTCCCGTGCTGGGTATAGTTTGCACTCCTGATCGCCTAGCCAGTCGCGCATTGTTCACAGTGGTTTTACCTCTAGTTGTGGTCGCAAACCTGTCTTCGTGGCTTTGCCGAATAAACCGGAAATCGCATCAAATTCAGTCTCTCCAAAACCAATTAGCCCGATTTCTTCTACAATGCAGCAATAGCCAGCCATCAATGCTGGCACCTCTAATTATTCTTCGGTGGTTAGTTCGTAACCTTTCAATCTTTCTCGAGCGACACTCATATTCACAGCTATGTATGGGCAAGGCTCGACTCCTGCGGAAAGCCAGGTAGAGATATCGTAGCCGTCTATCACCATGTCGTTTTGCATGTCATCTCCTTAAGCATGGGGCAGCTACGGGGCAAGCTGAGACCGTCTGAGACCATATTTTGAATTTCGGAATACGACGAAACAGGCTTAGAAGCCTTGTGATCGTTGAGTTTGTTGGTGCCGTGGATGGTGTCCCGGAGAGGATTTGAACCTCTGCTTTGCCTTTGCAGGAATTTAGCACAAAATCATCGTCAACAAATTGGGAGGTGTCACTGAAATGTTGACGAAAAAGCTGACCACTGGAGCCAAATATAGACCGGGTAGTGACATATTCGCTGTCAGCGTACCCGGTAAGCCCTTAATTTGAAAGGATCATTGGTGGAGGCGGCGGGGATTGAACAAGCGGTAGTGTCAGCATAATCAAGGCTTCGAAATTTTTGTTGGCGAGAATCCTGACGACGGCGCATATTTCTTTACTGCTTTGCTGCCCGCGTCCTGATACTCTTTTGGCATAAATCGAGTGTAAGTTCTCATCGTAAATGTCCAGTCAGTATGGCCTAATTGGTTGGCTATCCATTGTATCGGCTCACCAGCGTTGAGCATCATCGTCGCAAACGAATGACGACATTGATAGGGGTATCTGTAGCGTACACCAGCGCGTTTAATAGCATGTGCCCACATAGTTTTGCGTATCGGCTGATCACCACTCCAGCGCTCTTGTGTGCGCTCATTTTGAAATACTTCTTCGTTCTTAAGCCAGGTTATAAGCTTTTGTCGTTTGAGCGCTTCGATTGCCGGGTCGGGCAAATCAACTATTCTATTTCCTGCCGTTGTCTTGGGTTCTTCCGATTGTCTGGCCGCCTGTGTTAGCGCTTTGTTGATGCTCGCTTTTGAGTTAACAAAATCTATGTCTGACCAATCCAGTGCGCAAAGCTCTGATGTGCGTAGTCCCGTCCAAAACCAAAACTGTACTAAGTTTTGATGCTGTGACTGGCTTGATAACGCATCAAGTATTGCAGCGCGCTCAGCAGCATCAAAGGGGTCAATATTATCTGTCTTGATCGCGGCTTGTTGTTTTCTACGCCGTATCTTCCAGTTCTCGATAGGACTGAATTCTATTAATTCATCGTCGACGGCATCAGCAAGGGCGGTGCGCAGTGGAGAAATAATATTGCCGACTGTTTTTGGTGATCCCTCAATAGTTAATGCAAATTCCTTCACTATTTTGAGCGTTAGTAACCGTAGCTTGTATTTGCCCAGAGCGGGAATCAGCCTGTTGTTTACTATCTTGACGTAGTTCTTATGTGTGCTCGCTTTTAAAAAGGGCTGCATACCATCTATCCACGTTTCTAGGTAGGCTTGGACAGTTAATTCGTTCTCTTGCCCGAACAGTTGCGCACGCTTTGAGCTAGGGAAGGTGACCGCATAGTCAAACGTGCCTTGATTAATTGAATCTATAATATCCAATCGATGGTTGCTGGCTTTTTCTAAGTTAGCGGGTGTGGGCTGCAATTTAATTCGCTCTCGGCATCGTTCGCCGCAATAGAAGAAGTCGATCTCGATGCTCGACCGCGACCCTGGCCTGACGCCTTCATAACCGATCCATTTGCCCATGCTTTGTATCCTTCGGGGATAATTAAAATTGATCCATCTGGTGCCTTATAGTAAACAATATTCTTTTGCCAATCGCCGCGCTTAATTTTTGAATAGACAGCGTCCTCTGTGTATCCAGTTAAAGCGCAGAACTTTACTAGCTTTATTGGGATGCTCATAATAGATACTCAGATAAGCGCATGTCTTTGCGCATTATTCAAACGCTGTGAATACTGCGTTTTAATGTAGATAAATGGCACTTTAAGTAGTCTAGTCTGTTTGACAAGTAAAGCTTATTCGATGAATGCCCGAACATGTTTAATGCGTCTTGCTTTGAGCAACCGAGCCAACAAGCTATGTCTTGGCAATCAAAATCAGGCGCGTTTTCGACGCTCTCTTTTACGTGCCCCCACAAGCAACGAAACATTTGATCATTTGATTTCTCTGCAACGACATCAAAATTTAGATTTTTATCTGCGCGAAGCTTTGGCTCAAGCGCTATAATTGATTCGCACCTTAGTATTTGCTTGTTAAGTAATTCTGTTTTCGGCAAGATTTTTTTAAGCATAGCGTGCTCCTAAAATGGTATATCGTTTTTCGAAGACGATGATGATGATGTCGCTAGGTCTGGTGTTGTTAGCACAATATCATCGCTAGTTGACTGATGCGTGAGAAGTAGCATCTTGTTGATTTTGTCGTCTAACTGAGCAATTGACCGATGCGCCGATGCTAGTATTTGTTTCTGTTTGTCGCGTAGAGTTTCGACAGCTTTTATTACCATTTCTTGGTACGACAGGTTTCCGGGCGGCATATACTCGACTGATACAACATCTATCATCACATCCGAGGCATCAGTATAGTACTTAAAAATTTCCGGGACTAATATCAGCTTAAAACCATTGTCTTCATCTGCGTCAGGGCGCGCGTAAAGAAACATTTTCTCATTAACTATTTCGCGTCCCAGATTTATTGTTGATTGCGTCATCGCTGTTTTTCTCCTGATAATTTGTTGGGCCATTTTCCTGTGCTCATTTTTTCATTTGCTGCTCTCCTAATATCTGCAAGCTTATTATTTAGCTCTTGCTCATCGATATCATCGAGCAGAGACGAGTTGCAATTTAGACACTCCCCACCATGGTCAAAGCCCATCTGCTCATCGGCAAATATTAGCTGCTTAGAGGGCATAAATACCCGGCCTGCGTTGTCGCAAAAACACCCACACCAACCGCATCTAAGAATAGTTAGCTTTTTACACACACCATCGTCGAGCCTCTTAAAATGTATGTTTTCAATAAAAATTTGCCTGTCTACTTTTTTTTTGAAGCCATCAGGAGTGTCTCCAGTTAGTTCGCAATACTTGGGCATTTTTACGCGTTTGATCACGGGCGATACTCCGTCATCGTCAACAAATGCCAGTTTTGCTATACGACACTTGCCGTAACTCGCGCTCAGTTTTGCTGCGCGTTTCTTGATGCTTTCCAAGTCTGCAGTACGGGTGTATTGCTCAAAAACTAGCGGGCCTTGATCGTCAAAAAACGGTTCATCCCTAGTTAGCATTTCGTGCTGCTGATCATTCTCAGCAACGACAACATAAATATCCGGTGCGATATTGTTATCCATCAATGTCTCCAGTCTAGTTTCAGGTCGCGCAGATTGGTTAACGCGCTTGTATAGTCAGTGTATCTGCTCCAATTACCGCAACAGTTGTAGACGACCCATACACCATCGTTTCCCCCCGCCCTTACTTCCTTTATCATTCCATTTTCCCATTCCTCCGCTCCGTAATGCTGCGGTTGATAGTGGACTTTTTGCCCAATACGCAGGCTTGCTATGTCGATATTATTCATAGATACCTGTATTCGATTCTGTTGCAGTATTGGTCTGAGGTAACTTTATTGGCTTGGCAGTACATATAATCGATATGACTTCTATCAAGCTGCCAATTTTTTCCACTTTTTCACCTTTTTTAAGTCCCATCCCCTTTACTATAGGTTGCAATTTTTGGCCTGGTTTTACGTTGCTCCAACCCTGTCGCCTGGTAATACATTTTTTTAATTTAAACATTTTATCTCTCTATCTCAGCTTTAGTTTTAACGCTTATGCACATCGCGCCGGTGCATGGCCAATCCCACCAATTTCACTGTCTTGCTACGATCAGGGCATTTAGTCTTTTGTTACAGTAAATCCAGGAGATTCTTTGCCGTATTTATCAATATTATGATCACCAATAAATTCTCCGGTATTTTTTGGGCGCAGATTTCCAGCTATCTTCGCATTAAGATCAGATACGTTTGGCGCATTCACAACTTCGCCGTCAATAATGTCGTGTAATTCTTCCGCTGTTTGCATACCCATTAAGATTTCCGGTGCGTAAAGTTTGCCGAAAAAGCTGGCTGACCTATAGCGCAGCATAAGCTCTGGCATGGTTTTCCATTTACTGCCATTTTTTGTTGACCATCCTTCAGACTTAGCCATGTGCAAATCAACCATCGGCCCCCGCAATATTTCGCCTGTGTCTTTTTCAATCGCGTAAGCTATACATGACCAGTTTTCTGATGCCATATCCAAATCAAATCTCAGCGGAGAAAATTTACCGCAGCTATTTAGTGATGCGATGATAAATTGTGCAGACCAGCCAGGCTTGCCGTGGACGATGTAGAGGTTTTGCATAACAGCTAATGGGCTTGCGTTAACCCGCTGCGCAATTTCAAGGGCAATGACCGCGTTGGCTATGTTTCCCTGATATTCTTTTGGCACAAGCTGCGACTTGGCTAATAGCTGCGCCATTCTTTGTGCTTGCTCAAAAGCGTTTGATGACGAAAATGCGGTGATTTTTTCAGTTGAGATTTTTCTGCTAGGGGCGCTTAGCTCATCATATATTTTATCAATCGAGGCTTTTGTGTTTGCTATTGCTACCTCTGTTTTTTCTATTGCACCGTTGACTTTATCAATTGCTTCGTCCACTTCTACTTCTAGCATTTCTGCTGCTTCAATTTTATTGTCCATAAATATATCCTGTTTTAGTTAGCTAATATTTCCGCGCTTTGCCCACGACGGCGTTTCAAGATTGCGAATATCGGTTGAGTAGCAGGGCCATTCGTCGTTGTCATGACACTGTTTATATGTGTCTAAATCGTTTTCGTACATCGTGCGTCCGATACGCTTGTCTTCTGCGTCCAGAATGTACACGCCGACGCCATAAGGCGGCTCTTTTTCTACGGCAACAAATACAAACGCATCGACCTTCATGCCGGCTGCTTTCGCACCGTCGGTGTAAAATGAGTCCTGGACGTTGTAGCGATACTTTCCCACTGATTTCGCGAACTCGGTATAGCTAGCATCGATCGTTGATTTTAAATCGACAATCACGTTATGCGCTTGGTTGTAAAAATCGGGCCGGCACTTGCAGAGTTTGTAGGTCATCGGATCAATCCAATAGCATGTTAGCTCTGCTTCGCCATCATCTGGGTTAAGCAATATCGATGCGGTAGGGTGCGCCAGTATTGCGTCACGCATATTGTGTATTGTGGCCCAATCGCCGGGTTTCCAAAATGCATTTTTGCCTGGCTTGTTAGTGATTACTGTCTTGTTTATGTTTTCTTTTTCCCATGCATCCCAATAATTGATTGATCTCAACGCCTTGTCTGACTTTTTTTTCGCGTCTAATTGTGCTGAAGTAGGGCGACGCGGTGCGTCACTTGGCTCGCAAACGAACTCTTCGTCAAATACGTGCGGCTCTAGCACAAGACAATGAAACGCGCGACCGATATCCAGTGCGTCAGTCGGTGGCCTTGGGTGTTTTTTGTTAGTGATGTAGTGTGCTGGTGATCGGTTGATGAGATCCAAACCAGACTTAGAAATACCCTTGCCAAAATGGTATTCTTCGTTAAGGACATCGGAAAAGATGCCCAGCTTTGGGCCGGTATCATCATCGGGACTAATCGGTATAATATCGCTCATTGCTACACGACCTCAACAAATTTGCCATTTTCGAGACGATAATAAGTATCAGGTTTCAACATTACCCTGATGCTCATAAGATGAGCCTATCTCGTATTGAAATCCCCGACACTTTAAATCTTTATCAAAGCCTTTAAAGCCTTTGTAGGATATCTCTGCC